TTTAGATAAACTAAAAGAATTACAAGGTGGCCTTGATGCTAAGCTTGCAGCTGGAACAGGCCAACTTGATTCTCTTAAGGCTGATATGTCTGCAATGAAAGACCAAGCTAAATCATTTTTACCTGAGATACCAGAGGTGACAAGTTTTCAAGCGGAGTTAGCTAAGCTTGCAGCGATTGCAAGTGATCCTATTGCATTTTTAAAAGCAAAATTAGATTTAGAATCTAAATTTAAAGATAGTGTACCTGACTTAAATAGTGTATTAGGTAAATTAGGTGTAGGTGAATTTCCACCAAAGACTCCAAGCATAGCTGATATATGTGCTGCAGCTCCTAATGTAGAAATTGATTCATCGGGTGTAGCTAAGGAACAGCCTGAACCACCTAAGGTTGCTGATGTTGTACCACCCCCGCCTGTTCCTAAAGAAGTATATGTTCCTGATACTGAAGAGATTAATAAAGTCTTAATAAGGCATGCATATACCAATTGCAAATATCGCTGGGCGTTTTTGACGGATGGTTTGTTTCTTTTTGGAAAGAAAAAGAAACAGATGTATTATGATTTAACTTGGCCTGAAGCTTTTATTCATTTGTACGCTTCAGGGGGTAGTGATGCTGATTCGCTTAAGCGATTTTCATATACGATTGCAGACTTAAGAGCTCGACAAGTTGCTCTTAAAGCAAAACATAAAAATGCTGAAACAGAAGCTTATAATTTTCAAGAACAAGGCCAAGATCTTGAAAGAGTATATAATGCATTAAAAGCTAAATATAGCAAATATGCAAATGCTGGACCCTTTTCTCAAGCAGCCGTAGAAGTTGTTGCGAGATATAAGAAAAAACAAGAAGAAAGTACTGAATAGACACATCTAAAGGATATAAATAACTACATGGCAATATATAACGCAAATAATCCACCACAGAATACTGGAACCTCAAGGACTTACAGTGACGAAAGATCTGCGTCTACTGGCAGAGTTGAATCAGGTTTAAATAGATACAGTGATCTAAATTTGCAAATGATTATTCATCCACAGAAAAAGGATATAATTCCAGTAAAAGGTGAATTAGCTGTAAAGAATGCAGTACGTAATTTATTACTTACTAATTTCTATGAGCGGCCATTTAATTCTGGATTAGGATCTAATCTAAGAGGATTACTTTTTGAGCCTGCTGATACAATTACAGAAATGGCTATTAAGAATGGTATACAAAAAGTTTTAGAATTAAATGAACCTCGTATAGAAAATATTAATATTATCGTAAAAAATATTGAAGATAATTATGAGTACAGAGTAGTAGTTGTTTTTAGTATTAAAGCTACAGATACAATAGAAGAAGTAGAAGTTAATTTAAGAAGATTAAGGTAACCAATCATGGCGTCAAATTTAAATGTCACAGAGCTTGATTTCGATCAAATAAAAGAAAACCTAAAAAGCTTTATGAAATCGCAATCACAGTTTGCTGATTATGATTTTGAAGGTTCAGGTTTAAACGTACTTATGGATGTGCTTGCATATAATACGCATTATAATGCTATGATTGCACACTTTGCTTTAAATGAATCCTTTTTAGATTCAGCTCAAATCCGTGGTAATGTTGTATCAAGAGCTGGTCTATTAGGTTATATACCAAGATCGATCTTATCACCACGAGCGAAAGTAAAAGTAGTAATAGATGCTTCATCAATCCAGGGAACTAATATACCAACCACTCTTGTTATAGAAAGAGGAACTAAGTTCGCAGCAACTGTTGATGGTGTATCATATACGTTTTCTTCTCTTGAATCTCATACAGCGTTACTTGTAATTTCCGGTGGTATTAAAACATATACATTTCCAGAAGTTACTATAGGGCAAGGAACATTTAGGTTCTTATCATATAGAGTAGATAACGATATTGAGAATCAAAAGTTTCAAATATCAGATACTGACGCTGATACATCGTCTTTAAGAGTACGAGTTCAGCAAAACCAAACGTCATCTTCTTTTGATTCATACCAACAGTTTACTACATTACAAGAAGTTGCTTCAACGAGTCAGGTATACCACTTACAAGAAAATTCAAGTGGCTATTATCAAATATTCTTTGGTGATGGAATCATTGGTAAAAAACCAATTAATGATAACATTGTAACCTTAGATTATTTAATCACTGATGGTGAAGATGCTAATGGAGCTTTGTCTTTTGCTCTTACAACTGATTTTCCATCATTGCCTACGGCCGGTGCTACAATCACAACACTATCTGCAGCTTCTGGTGGTACTAATCCAGAATCAACTGAGTCAATCAGATTTAATGCTCCTATTACATATCAATCGCAGGACAGGGCTGTAACTGCTCAAGATTATGGTGCGATTGTTCGAAGAAGCTTTGCAAATATTGAATCAATTTCTACCTGGGGTGGAGAAGATCAGTTAATTCCAGAATACGGTAAAGCATTCGTAAGTGTTAAACCACTCATTGGTGATAAGCTTACTGATTCTGAAAAAGAAGAAATAAAAGCTATTATTGCAAATAAAAACGTTGTATCAATTTCTACTGAAATAGTAGATCCTGAATTTACGAATATTGAGCTTGATGTTATCTTTAAATATAACCCAGCCCTTACAAGTAGATCACAATCAGCTTTAGAGTCATTAGTAAAAGATACTATTTTAAATTATAATTTTAATCAATTAAATAAGTTTGATGGTGTATTTAGGCATTCTGAGTTATTAGGACTTATTGATAGTTCAGATCCAGCTATTACGAGTAGTACTATTAGGCCGTTCATGTTTAAGACAATAACGCCTTCTGTTATATCGAATAGTTTTACTTTGACTTTTACTGGATCGTTTTTTAGTAAGAAGTCTACAGAGTATCATATATCAAGCACGCCATTTAAAATTGGTGGTGTTGATCATTTCTTTGGAGATCTACCTATTATAGGTTCTTCAAATAGAACGGTTATGATTTATAAGACTACTGCAGCAGGAGATCAGATCGTAGTGAATGAGGCAGGATTGATTAACATTGAAACTGCTACGATTACTTTAAATAATTTTGTCACTGATAATACAGACGATATTCGAATTACAATTGCTCCGAATTCGTTAGATGTTGCACCAAAAAGAAATCAAATTATTCAGATTGAATCATCAAGAATTCTTGTAAGTGGATCAGTAGATAAGATTGCATACTCTGGTCCTTCTGGTACAATTGACTATTCAACTACTTCTAGGATGAGATAGGTTATGGCACAACAAAGTTTAAAAAATCTTAACTCGTTTTCTCGTGGTTATATAGAAAACTTTAGATCTAAGAGACAGGCTGATAATACATTCAGAGGCGTTGTTAAAACAGCAGTTGATGATAGTACACTAATCACTTTTAAGAATGTGATTCGAAGAATGGCTCCACAGTTACGAGCTGGTCAAACATTAACTCCTGAAGTAGGTTATCAACTATCGTGTGAATTAGATAATGTAATCGTTGGCGTACCTAAGATAATTGATATTCAAATTATTAATGGTATAACTCATATAACACTTGATATTAAACAAACAATACCTGCAAATACAGTTTTAGTTTTAAGTGATCATAATTCTGGTCTAAGCAAATATGAATTAAGTGGTAATACTCTTAATAGATCAAAAGAAAATGTACGTACTAATGAACTTATTCCAAGTGAGCTTTTAGAGTATACTAGAAATTCTAATAGTGGTGGTGTAAAAACATTCCTTGATTCATATTATAGTTTTATGAATTCAGAACAATTTATATATCGCAAAGTTGATACATTCGAAGACATTGTAATTAACGGTATAGCTACGTTTAGAATTCCTAATCCAAAAGGAATTGACAATAGATTTTTTAGTGAAACTGCCGCGAGGAGTTCAAAGTATTATAATGAGAATGGCACACCCTTAATAGTCGGTGATGCTAGTATCAATGAAGCTGATATGGATATTAATGTAGATAATATTCAAATATCCAATATAGATAACTTACCAAGTAATACAGCGTTTGATTCGAATACAGGTCGAACTCTTTCAATATATCGTTTGCCAGCAAAACTCAACGGTAAAAAAATAAAAATTGAAACTCAAGTTCAATATTATGTAGGTCCTAATCCTTCTTATAGATTAAACACTATAGAAGATGCATTAAATATTAATGAGAACGAAGAAATTTTCCTTGATATGATGCAGAAGGAAATAGCTCCAGCGATTAACAAAGATATTAAAGTTAATAAAAGAGCGTTATATCAAAGGTTAATAGATTTCTATAAGTTAAAAGGATCTACTGATTCGATTAATACTTTCTTTAAACTATTCTTTCAAGATGAAGAAATTAATTTATCATACCCTTGGGATAATACATTAAAAACGTCGATGGGTAATTACGATACTCAATCAACAAGAGCTCCAACATATGAAAGACAACCTGGATTATTTACAGCGAGTGATGGTGCTGATAATGATTTATTTGGTTCATCAGTTTCAATTGAATCAGCTCAAAATTTAATGGCGGTTGGCGCGCCAGGAGATGATTCAGCTAAAGGTGCGGTCTATGTATATAATACATCTAATGATGGAAAAACATATATTGCTGACGCCACAGGTAATGATCCAGTTGATGGAAAAATAGTAAGTCCAAATGCTCAAGCCAGTGATGATTTTGGTTCAGTTGTATCACTATCAGATAATTTAATTGCGATATCTAATCCGGACGATCAAGCTTGGTCTGGTGGTACTGCAGCTAATAGTGGTTCTGTTGAGATCTGGGAAAGAGTTTTAACTACTGCAGGTAACCCTAATGTTTTTACTTGGGTTTATAAAGCTGTATTAGTTGGAGTAACAGCTGGGTCAAACTTTGGTACTGACATAAGTTTATATAAAGGTACATTGTGTATAACAGCTCCTGGTCACGTGAATGCCGATCTATCAAATGGTGCTGTGTATGTTTATAAATCTAGTGAATCTATAGATTGGACTTTGTCTCAAGTAATTCCTACACCTCTTAGTCTAAATGGAGAAGCTGAAGGTTGGCCTTTAAAGGTTGTTGTAAATGACGATTACATAGTTACTGGTTGGTCAGCATATAATCAGAATGCTGGTTCAATGAGTGTATTTGGACGATCTCGTTCGACAGGATTATTTGTAGAAGAAACAACTGAAGCTAATACTCAACAAGGCCAAAAACTTGGTGCTTCAATTGATATCGATTCTGATGGTACGTTACTTCCTACAATAGTAGCAGGTTCAACTGGTACACGTGAAGTACAAATCTTTCAAAGAAGCGCTTCAGAAACTGTAGGTATAAGTTGGAATTTAGTTACAGTCTTAGCTGGTTCTCAAAATGAAGCAAGCGATGATTTTGGTTCTCATGTAAAAATTTATAATGATAACGTTTTTGTTGGTGCACCATCTTCTGGGGGAGTTAATGAGTTAAACCCTATTGCGAATACTGGTTTAATATATCACTTTGAGTATGGTAATAATACTTGGTTTGAAGCAGCAACATATAACGATGCCAATAGTAATATTACAGCTCAAAACAAATTTGGTACAGCAT